TGCGAATCCAGAAGCGACTCAAGTGGGTCAGTCGCGAGGCTGGCCAGGGAGGTCTCTCGCTCCTCCTTTTGGAGTAACATCCAGAGGGAAAGAGACATGGCTGCAATTTCAAACTTCCGTCGTTGGTAGTCCTTTAATGCCAACGCCGCGAAGAGAGAGCGGAATTGGTCCTCTCAGGACCGAGTGATAGACGGAAGCCTTAACCAGTGATCTTGCAAAGCACCTAAGACTAAAGGGTCTTGGAGGCTTTGCCGGATCAACCTAGCGGGTAGAGGGGTAACTTCTTCTCCTCCTACGAAGATTCTCTTTGCAAATTCTGTCCACCTCCCTTGGAGGGATTTATTCTCCGAGATGGTGACACCGAATTCGCTTAGAAGATCAGCGTAGGCCTTAGCGATGCTTTCTTCTACTACGATATCGTCTCCAAGCAAGGCGTACCGGGGGTGTTTTACCCCAGATCTTCTTGCAGCTTCTCTTACCACACAGTGGTGAGTGAGCGCGAAGACCGGCCATGAGGAATAAAAACCCATGGGTTGGCCAACGTTGTAGCGATATTTTCGTCGTTGAAATGCAAAATTACGGTCAGAGACTAGTTTCCTCCAATTATCACTAAATACTCTATCTTTCGTTAGTCTCCAGACAACCATTTGTTGTACTGCGATTGGAAACCGGTCAGTAGCGTTGGTTAAATCATACGAAAAGAGGGAAACCCCTTCTCTTTGCATGTTTTTGATCCACTCTGCTGCACGGTCCTGATCGAAAGTATAATCTTCGGGTATTCCCCTTAGAACATTAGCGACCCTGTCGTGGAATGGTTTTAACGCCATTTTACTATAGAAGTCACTAATGGCAAATACTCGGTCTTTCCCTCCAAATTCCCGTTTTACGGAGAGTCTGGAATGGTACACCTGCTTGGAAACAGGTACACGGACTGAGTCAAAAGTTGCGAGGATATTATCGATAAGACTGAGATCACCTTCTCGCAAGGGGTTATTCTTAAAGCGGGAGAGATAGACTCACATGTTCCTTAGAACGTGGGGGTCCTTCTTGAGCGCCGCAAGATCATCCCAAGCGGTTAGGAGGCCGGGGCCATTAGGCCCTGCCTTAGTGGTATAGCACAGTGAAGGCTGGTAGATCGTTGATAGGTTCAATCGTCCTTGAAATTTCGGGGCGAAAGACCCTACCCGGGCTGCTGTCCTCCAGTCGATTTCAACCCCTTCCTTAGTAATAGGGGAGAGGTCTACGTCTCCTGGAGATTGCATAGCTCGGTAGTGTGATAAGAGAGTCAAAACAGCTCTAATATCCCCTGGGGCCTTCGAAAGAATAAGTTTCCTTAAGGGTCGTAAGACCTTTGGGATTCCATGTCGATCTAAGTGTCCTCAGTGTGAACTAGTCGATTTACTACCAGAAACAAGTTTAACCACACAGTTAAAGTGGTCCTTCGCGATCTTGATTGCGGAGGCTTCACCTCTGTGGCCTTTGTTCTGATCGTATGTTTTAAACACGCATACGCACATTTCATTGGTAAGTCTTTGGGAACTGCAAAGTTTGGAAATATTCACCAGGGAACTCCGGAACCTTTTAAGGATAGGCCCATCCTGCAATTTATACCCTTGCGGGGTGGTTTTATGTCTTTGAATCGTAACGGAGATCTTTAGTGTTTGTTTCACCATTGATTTGGTTAAGTTTGTTTTGCTTTCGCTAGGCTACTATTCACCTAGGTGCCTGGCAGGGAACTGAACTTCAGGGGGAATACCCAGCGTGGGAATAAACACCTATGCCGGTTCTTCTGAACCTGGAGTCAGAGATTGCCAAATCTCTTCCTCACCTATCATGCTCGAGTGTCACTGCCCTGGCCGATAACGGCCGATATGATCAGCAGATTCA